GTGGAACTGATCGCGTTCACGGCGGTGACGGCGGCGCCGGCCAAACAGCGGGCAACCGTGGCCGGCAACGTTGACCGTTACATTGCCGCATCCTGGGCGTTCGGCGGGGCCGGGGCGGGTCCATCGGTCACGTTCCTGGCTGGATTCTACCGCGCATAAGCCCCGGGCCCACCGGTTTCGTGACGCCTCCCTGATACGGGAGGTGTTTTATTTTTCCGCAAAGGGGGCGTCATGAATGGCAAAATATGGCAGCGACGATCTGGGAATTACGATCGGCGGAACCGAGATGAAGAACTACATCGACACCATCAACGATTTCGCCATTGAGGCCCTGCTCCAGGAGGGCACCGCGTTCGGGGATAGCTGGGTCGAGCAGCTCTACACCGGGATCAAAAAGGGGTCCGACTTGACCCTGGAAGGCTTTTACGATGACGCGGCCACCACCGGCCCAGACGCCAAATTCATTCCCATCGGGACCACCGTCGCCGTTGTGATCACCTGGGGCGGCTCGAAAACGACCAGCTTCTCGGCCATCATCAAAACCTACGGCCGCAAGCCGTCGCGGGGCGAACTGCACCGCTACTCGGTGACGCTGAGCCCGACGGCGGCCATTACCGAGGCGTAATTTGCGCGCTTTCCTGATCGGCGGGAGGTGAGCCAGTGGCCAAGTACGGATCCGCTGATTTGACGATCTCAGCCGACGTCAACGACATGTCGGATTATGTGGACACCGTGAATGATGTCATGATCGAGGCCTTGCTCCAGGAAGGGACCGCGTTCGGGGATTCGTGGGTCGAGCAGCTTTCCACGGGCATTAAGCGCGGAAGCCCCGTGACCATGGAAGGGTTTTTTGACGATACGGCTGCGACCGGCCCGGACGTGACCTTCAACGCGCTCGGCACTACGTTGGCGATGATCCTTACCTGGGGCAGCACCAAGACATCGACGTTCAGCGCGATCGTGACCAACTACGGCCGGAAGCCAATGCGGGGCGAACTCACGCGTTTTACCGTCACGTTGCTCCCGGTCGGCGCAGTGGTTGAGGCGTAATTGCAAGGGGGATTGGGATTCCATGGGCCTCGTAACCGGAGTGACCAAGCAAGTGGAAATCCCGCATGAGCCGAACGAGTGGATGGTTCTGCGCAAGCTGTCCTGGAAACAACTTGAAGCCGCATCGGACGTAAAGACCGCCGCCCAATTGGAGCAAATGAAACGGCTGGGCGGCGACCTTATTTCGGCCATGCAGAAGGCGGCGGGCGACCGGCAGCAGGCGCCCGGCGATGCCTACGACCGGGCGGTCGTGCTGGCGGGCGGTATCGTCCAGTGGAGCTACGAACCCGCAGTGTCTGGCGAAACGATCCACCAGCTGGACGAGGAAACCGCCGCCTGGGCTTTTCGCGAAATTCTGGGCCTGAACGCCCCGCGCACGGATGATGAGCGTTTAAACGGTTCATCGCCCTCCACCTCAGCCTAGAGGGGAAGGGCGACGCGCCATTTGAGTGGCTCGTGTCCCGGGTCTGCGAGGAGTTCCACTGTCTGCCGTTGGTGGCCGTCCAGGAACTGATGGAGGATCCACAACAGTTGGCCCTCGACGTGATGGAACTCCGGGCCTATTCCCGGGCGAAGGACGCTCTGGACCAGGCGAAAAGTGCGAAGGAAGAACCCAAGGGCCCTGCAGCCGAATGGGTGTGGCGAGTCCAGGCTGAACTCCTGCGCCGGCGGCGGCAGGGGCAAAAAACCGCGCGGAGGTGACGGTCGTGGCAACTTTAGCCTCCCTAATCGTCAACATTTCGGCCAATACCGCCAAGCTGACCGCTGGTTTCAGCGGGGCCGGTTCATCCGCGACTAAATTTGCTGGCACACTGGCCAAGGCAGGAGCCGCGGCTGGCCTGGCCGTCGCCGGCGTTGGCGTGGCCGCTGGCAAGATGGCCGTGGACTTCCAGGCCGAAATGTCCAACGTCGGGACCCTGCTGGGCAAGGAGGGGTCCGGACGCGTCAAGGAACTGGGCGAGGACATCAAGCGCCTGGCCCAGGAGACCGGCAAGCCCTTGAGTAACCTGTCCGGCGGTCTCTACCAGACCATATCCGCCCTGGGCGATAGCGATGACTCGATGAAGATCCTGGAAATTGCCGCCAAAGGCGCCGCGGCCGGCCTGGCTGACACCAACTCCGTGGTTGACCTGCTGGGTGCGACGATGAAGGGGTACGGGACCGTCAATGCCGAGGCGGCGCAGAAGGTGTCTGACCTGGCGTTCCAAACCGTCAAGCTCGGCGTCACCACCATGCCCGAACTGGCCGCCACCATGGGCCGGGTGGTCCCTCTGGCCAGCACGCTTGGCGTCTCCATGGAAACTCTGTTTGGCGCCACGGCTACCCTGACCGGTGTCACCGGCAACACGGCCGAGGTGACTACGCAACTACGCGCCACCATGCAGGCGTTGATCAACCCAACTGATCAGATGGCCGCGCTACTTACAAAGACCGGCTTTGCCTCGGGCGAGGCGGCGATTAGGTCGTTCGGCTTTCAGGGGACCCTGGACAAACTCAAGGAGGCCACCGGTGGCAATAACCAGGCCTTGGCCAAGGCATTCGGATCCGTCGAGGCCCTGGGCGCTGTGCTGGCTCTCACGGGCGCGCAGTCCGCCTCGTTCACTGAGAAAACCCAAGCCATGACCAACGCCAACGGTGCGAGCGCTGAGGCGTTTAAGATCCAGCAGGGCAGCGTCAAGGCCATGCTGGACCGGCTGAAGCAGACGTTGGCCGTTGTCATGGTCAACCTGGGCGAGCAATTCCTGCCGATGCTGAACCGCATGGCCACCTGGGTACAGCAGCACATGCCTGAGATCCAGGCGTTTTTCCAGAAGGCCTTCGACATCATGGGCAAGGGGTTCACCTACATCGGCCAGGTCGTAAATTGGTTCATCACCAACGTGGTCACACCGCTGGTTGAACGCTGGCGCTCCAGCCAGGGCGACATCCAGGGCCAGTTCTCCGCCACGTGGGAGTCGATCAAGCGCATCGCCGGCCTTATCTGGGGTGTCATCAGCAAGTACGTTGAGTTGTGGACGGTGATCTGGCGCGAGTGGGGCGACGAGTTCATGGCCATCGTCCGCATTGCCTGGAACACCATCGGCGCCGTGATTGAGGCGGCCCTCAAAATCATCGGTGGAATTCTTGATTTCTTCATCGGCCTCTTTACCGGCGATTGGCAGCGCATGGCTGACGGGTTCACAGCCGTTTTCAGCGGCCTGTGGGACGGCATCAAGGCCATCGTTGGCGGCGCTTGGGACATTATCAAG